AGAAGGAATGATTAAGGGTTAGTGATTAATGGTTAATGAACACAAGCAAATCGCTTATCGCTAATCAATCCCTAATGATTAACCATTAATCATTAGCCCTTAATCCTTAATCACTAATCCTTAACCATTAATTCTTAACCATTAATCCTTAATTTTATGAGTACAAAATCATCTGTTTGGGATAAGATTCTGAAAGTGATAATCGCTGTAGCCTCCGCGCTTATTGGTGCCCTGAGCGCCCATGCCATGACAGTGTAGCGGGTTTCCTTCACTTTTAATTTTTAATTTCTAATTTTTAATTCTCATGAGATTCATCAATCTTATCGTCGTCCATTGTTCCGCCACCCGCTGCGACCGCTGCTATACGGAGCACGACTTGACGACAGACCACCTGCGCCGGGGCTTCTCCGGCGCAGGTTATCATTTTTATATCCGCAAGAACGGTGACATCAAGTCCCTGCGTCCCTTGTCCCTGCCTGGTGCCCATGTCCGGGGTTGGAATGCAGGTAGCATCGGTGTCTGCTACGAAGGTGGTCTTGACGAGTGCGGTCGCCCTGCCGATACACGCACCCTTTTTCAAAAGCACTCCCTGCGTGTGCTTGTGTTGCTGCTGCTGAAGGATTATCCCGGTTCCCGGCTTTGCGGTCACCGCGACCTAAGGGGGACAAATCACTTCGTATGTTAACTCAACATAGGTAAATGTGACTGAAATACCTATGAATAAGGAGGTTAAATGAAATTGGGCAATTAAAGAATATCAAATCGAATTGTTACATTATAGGACATAGATGTTACATTTGAAGGGAAAACATAAACGGTCTAAACGGTCAAATGTTACATAGTGGCAAAACAGAGGGCTGGATTGATGCTTTTGAGGCACGATTCAGCCCTTTTTCTGTGCAGGGTGGACAAGGACTACTCTTGGGCACTACGAATGAGGTGAGACTGTCGTATAATGGCTTTCTGGGTCAGTTTAACACCGCCATCAGTGAGACCAGCATGGAGTAATGAGCTCTTTTTGATGCCTATTTGGGCTTCGTTTAGTACAGTATAAATAGCACTGATGCTGCCGAAATAATAGTCTTTTTTCTCAAAAATGAGATGTACATGGATTACTTTGGTCATATTCTTACTATTTGGAAGTTTATTTTGCAAATATATTCCATATAATTATTATACAGAAGTATTTACCAAGAAAATATACATTGTTTAAGGTGTTTAGAGGATATGGCTTCATAAGTTCTTTTATGTGTCCGAATGGATAAAATGGTATTGATGAATAGCCAGAGAGTGAAATGTTAAAAACAGAGTTGGAGATACTTTTGGGGATACAGTTGGAGATACTTTTTTATTCTGTTTTTTGAGATTTGACAAAAGTTGGGGATACCTTTTTAACTATTATGAAAGGAAGTTTTTTATATGATGTTTCTTTTTAAACGCTGTTTTCGTAGCTTTAAATGAATATTTAAGGTGGGATAGTATAGGTAATTTAGTGGCTTGCCGGATGAGGATAGATAAATAAATGATTGATTTATAGTGGATATATAGAGGATTGGTGTTATATTAGCGCCATAGACGTGCGTGCGGCACGAAAAAAGGCAGTATAGCTCAGTGGATAGAGCGCGGGTGTGCATACGTGATGATGCGTGCGGCACGCCTTTGGGCCACAAGTTCGAGTCTTGTTGCTGCACAATATTTGTTTGGATGTGTTAGCGAACGTTCCCGGTGTTCAGCGCTCCGTCTGAGGGAATAAAACGTACGGAGATTTAAGGTAATTGATTGATTTTTGAAGGAAATGCTCCCGGTGATTGTGCCGGGAGCATAGTTTGTCTGTTTATGGATGGCTATTTTGAACTTATCAAATTGACTGCACTCTTTATCATTGTAATATGCAAACGGGTGAAATTGGTATTGGGCATATTGCTAATATGGTGTAAACTATTAATTAGAACTATATTGGAGCTTGTATTCTATATAGTTCTTTTTCTATTACTGATATCTCCTTTGTTATTGTGGCTGTTTATCGTTGTCAGATGTCTCTTCTTTGGGAAGTAATCCCATTTCTTTATTGAAATTCAGGAGTTGCTTGTAGTCAATGTCCATATCTTTATCGTTGTCCTTCAAGATAAGTGAGGGATGCACTTCGCCACCCAATTCTATCAGTTTATACATCTCTTTGACGGATACACGTAGCCGTCCTAAGCGTTCATTGTTTGATTCCGGATAGTATTGGCTTTCTAATTGGCGTGCCTGAGCATCAATTTCCTCATTGAGCATTCTTTCATTGGTCTCTTTAATGGTTTTCATAACCTCGTTGCCCATTGCATAGCGTTCATATTGCTTTGCCATGAGTTTGATGGCATAAAACTTTTTAGCCACATAATAGGCAGCTTTAGCAATGGACATAACCATTCCCGCAGCCACGGTGGCTCCTACGGATATGATAATCCACGATGAACCATAATCCAATTGTTTGAACTCTAATGTTCCTCCTATTTCCGCTACAGATTGAGACAAGGATTTGTTGATTAGCTTACAACTCTCTATGATGCCTTCAAGATTATGTATCTGCGGCAGTCTTATATTGATTGTTTCTTCCGTTTCTTCTGTTGGAACATAAGAATTAATCCATTGACACATTAATTTTAATGTGTATTCCATTTTGCTGAATTCATTTTTGTAACCATTAATTTGGTTCCCATCTAATACCATTCTGTCTGTAACGTAAGATATGACAATAGAATACATATCAAGAGACTTCTCATTGTATCCTATGATACCGATGTTATACAATTCTTGTATAGCAACTTTCATAGCTTGTATGTTGTCGATATAATAGTTTCCGTTGTTGCTACCATATTTAGGATGGAAATTCTCGTATGCTATATTGATGCTGCGCTTTATGTCTATCAATCTCATATTTCTATATTATTTAATTACCAATTAATCATCATTTAAAAGAATTTGCTGATGCTGCCCAGCACTTCATACACTTTGAGGATGCGTCTTTTATCGAACTCCTGTTCATCAAAGTCGCGGGTGTTGATGGGTACAAAGCGAAGCTTCATAGGGTCGGATGACTTGCGGAGAATCTTTACGGTGCGTATGGTGTCAAGCACAATGGCGTATATTTCGCCATATTGTACGTCATCAAGAGTACAGCTTTTAAGGGCTATCACATCTCCGTGGTTTATCTTGGGTTCCATAGAGTGACCAGTGATGTTACACCAAACCACTCCTTCCTTGTTATAGGGTTGGTAGTTGATGTAGTAGTCAGGACGCTGGGTCTGGTCGTTGAGAGTGAGATCAAAACCACCCATAAAATCAACGCTGTAGTAGGGAGCACCTTTGTATTCTTGGTTAATGGTAGGAAGGGGATCAGAGGGCACGGAGTGGTTTGTGGAGGAGGTGGATGATGAAGTACCAGTTCCATCAGCGCGAAGCATGGAACCATTGCCGGTAAGGAGCCAGCGAGTTGAATATTGGGGATAATTTTCAACTAATATTCTTATCCATTTAGATTGTATATCTGTTCCATTGCTTATAGCACGTGACAGAACTCCTTTACTTGCGCCTATGGCACGCTCTAAAGAACCGATAGTTATACCTTCTTTCTGAGCAATTTCTTGTATTCGCGATAAAATGCTTCCCATATAGTTGAAAATTATCACACATTCATTTGCGTGGTTGAAAATTATCACTTAAATTTGCAGCGTGGTTAATGATTTATAAATGCTTAACCGTTTACAGCGGATAAAGGTAAGCATTAAACTTTAAAATATAAAATATATGAAGAAGATTGATTGGGAGGATTCCCGAAAGAAAAGCGCGGCTTATGAACATCTGGCAAAAGTGTTTAACGTCAGCAAACCGAGCATAAGCCTTGCCATGAACTTCAAGCGGAACAGCCTTGAGGCTGCACGCATGCGTCATGTAGCTGTCCATGAGCTCGGAGGACGGCTGTTGAGTGATGAGAATGTAACCGTATCTCCGGTGAAGGTATTGGATTCCCACGGGAAAGTGAAGGCGGTAATAACGGATAGTGCGGTAACTTTATAAAGTGATATGGACAGAAAACTGACCACCGAAGAAACGGACTTCCTGCTTGAGTTGCGGGAGTTGATGGCGAAGCACAGTGCCATTATGTACTCTGAGAACGACCGTGTGTGCTTCGATGTGGACTACTCTGGTGGGGATGACCCGGAGGAACCGGTCACGATGCCGGACGAACTACTTGTGTTTTACGATATAGATAATTTCATCAAACAAAACTCTTAACCTTTACAAGACATGAAAACCTGGAGAACAATTCAGAAGATTGCCGTATCTGTGGGCATGACCTATGGCATGTGGCTGGGAACCAATGTTGACGCAACGGATGCGGACAGCCGCAATGCGTTTGTAATCATCGTATTATCGGCTATTGTGGCGATATCGCTTTGTATGCCGGACAGCGGAAAGGAGGAAATGGCATGAAAGTAAAGGTGACATGGGTAAACAATAACCCGTTCATTCTGGACCTCAGAAACATGTCAAGACACTCAGAGGCCGATGTGCCTGCCGAGATGAATTACGATACCATTGAAGACTTTGCCCGTGAGGCAACCCCGCAGGGCTTTCATCTGCGGTCGATAGACGTTGAGGGCAAGGTTGTGCAATATGACTATAATGGCCATAAACTGTAAAGTCCGGAACAGGCTGCAAGTCCGGAATTTCCCTTGCCATGCGGAAGTGGCCGGCTCCCCGGTTCGATGCCGGGACTTGCGCAATGTTGAAAATATAAAGTTTCTGATTATGGAAATGTATGGTAAAATAAGGTGTGTCACCCATGCGGAACTGGTAGGAGGCAGACTCATCAGCGCGTCCAACCTGAAGAAGAAGGTAAGGGACAAGCTGATTGTACAAGTCCAGCTTGGCGGGAATGGCCGGAAAGCCCTTTATGACTATTTCAGCCTCCCCGTCTCACTCCGTCGGGATTATGACAGCCAAAACCCCAATGCTTTGGAAGAGATGAAAGAACAATTAATGAGCAACATCATCCGCAGCGACAGCAACGCTGTAAAATTCTATAAGGACTACCGTCCCGCCATTTCGCTGGAACGCCAGGCGCAATACGTGCTGAACGCCGAAGTGATGAACGAACTGGTACGTGTGGAGCGGGAGTGCGAATCGCTTCACAGCAAAAACGGCTACACCCGAACGCCAGAAGTATGGAAAGCGGTATGGGGCACGTGCGAAAAGCTCCGTGAACACTACGGACATACATTACCCAAGACTCAAAGCCGCCTCCGTGAGAAATTCAACGCTTACAAGGTGGAGAAATATGCCGCCCTTGTCAACAAGAACACGGGCAACCAGGCGGCGCGCGTGGTGGTTCCCGAAGTGGCGCGGCTGTTGCTGAAGCTCCGCCGCAGCATTGTCCCCCGTTATACGGAGGCGCAGACTTTCGACGAGTACAACCGTCAGGCGGTGGAACGCGGCCTGAACATCATCAAGTCCCCCACCACCGTGAAGAACTATCTCAACGACCCTGCCGTGATGCCTATGTGGTATGCGGCGGTGCATGGCATGCAGAAATGGAAAGCCAAGTACACCAGCCTGATGAAGACCAGCCTCCCGCAGATGCGCGATGCCTTGTGGTATGGCGACGGTACCAAGTTGAACCTCTACTACAGAAACGAGCAGGGCAAGATGTGCACCACCGGCGTATATGAAGTGATGGATGCCTATAGCGAGACCCTGCTTGGATATGACATCGCCCCGAACGAGAATTTCGACTGCCAGTATCGTGCCTACCGCATGGCCGTGGAAGTTTCCGGCAGCCGTCCCTACGAGATAGTGACCGACAACCAGGGAGGACACAAGAAAGGCGACGCCGCGGGATTCTTCCAACGCCTTACGGTGCTCCACCGTCCCACGATGCCCTATAACGGACAGTCCAAGACCATAGAGAATGCCTTCTACCGTTTCCAGGCACAAGTCCTTCATGCCATCTGGCATTTCACGGGACAGAACGTGAACGCCAAGAAGCTGAACAGCAAGCCCAACCTGGAATTCATAGAAGAGAACGCCTACGCACTTCCCACGCTCGAGGAGCTGAAAACGATCTACAAGGAATGCCGTGACAGATGGAACAATGAGGAAAAGCACTTCGCTACCGGTATTCCACACATGGAGATGTACCGCATGAGCGGGAATCCCGAGGCCCAACCCGTTACGGAGGTTGACATGATGCGTATGTTCTGGCTGTGCCATCCCAAAGCCGTGACCTATACCAACTACGGACTTCAGTTTGAAATAGACAAACGGAAATACCACTATGACGTATATGCCGCCGACGGCCTGCGTGACGAGGTATGGGCGCTTCGCAATACCGGACGCGAGTTCACCGTGATGTATGATCCTATGGACATGACCCGCGTGGAGCTGTGGCGGAATACCGCCACCGGTGCCAAGTACAGCGCCACCGCCACTCCTAAGGTCACTGTCAGCCGCGCCACGCAGGAGCGCACACCGGAAGAGAGCAGCTTCATACGGAAAACCATCGACCGGAACAAGGAGACCATGGCCGCCATCCAGCTGGAAGGCGAGCGTTTCGACCTTGACGAACGTATCGCAGCCGAGCTCTTCGGTCTTTCCACTCCCAAACCTAAGAACCTCAGCAAGAATAAGATGGACGAATACCGTGAAAGGCATGACCGTGGCGAGCTCCATATTCCTCTTTCCCTGCCGGAAAAACAGAAGCGGGAGGAGGCCGAAGCGGACACGGAAACCGATTACTCCACTATGGGGGAATATACCAAGGCACTCTCCAACATGACGTTGGACGAGCTGGCACTGGACAGATTTTAAACGGCAATCAATAACCAATTAAATACCATTCAAGAATGAAAGGACTAACCAAACAAGACAAGGATGCCATCCGCGATGCACTGATGGCCTACTGTGAGAACTTTCCCAGCCGCAACCGCGCCAGCGAGAGCCTGCAGGGTGTCAGTGCGGCTGTGGTGAGCCAGATTCTGAACACCAAGTACGAAAGCATCAGCGATGACATGTTCAGCCGCATAGCGGCGCAGATAGGTTTCAGCTTCGAGCATTGGACCATCTGCGAGAGTGAGAACTTCCGGCTCGCCACCTACGTGCTGGCCGACGCCCAGATGTACAAGAATGTCACCTGGATGGTGGGCGATGCCGGATGCGGCAAGACCACTGCCGCCATAGAGTTCCGTCGCACACACCGCAACGTGTTCTATATCCTTTGCTCGGAAGATATGAAACGCAGCGATTTTGTGCGCGAGATAGCCAAGCAGGTGGGCGCGCCTACCGACAGCACCAGCAACCTGCGTGACATGCTGGACTATGCGCTCGGTATGATCGGTTTTCTCCAGAACCCGCTGCTCATCTTCGATGAGGGGGACAAGCTGACGGACTGTGTATTGAATTACTTCATCAGCATCTACAACCGCCTGGAAGGACGCGCGGGTATCGTGTTCATGAGTACCGACTATATCAAGCGGCGTGTGGACAACGGGCTGAGATACAACAAGAAAGGCTACAAGGAAATCAACAGCCGTATCGGACGCAAGTTCTTCGACCTGAACGCCACCAGCCGCAATGACGTGTATGCCATCTGTCAGGCCAACGGGCTGACCGGTGAAGCCGAGATAAGACGTGTGCTGAAAGATGCTGAAACCAGTGACAATGACCTGCGCCGCGTGAAGCGGGTGATACATGCGCAGAAGCGCCGTGCCGAGCAGCAGAAAGGAGGGGCAGAGTAATGAGTGAGACTTTTGAACGTAATGCCAAGGGGGTACGTGAGATGCTTTCCATGAAGTTTGACACACTGGACTTTGAGGGGGTGTGGCATGACGCTTTCGGCACACCCGAGCGTCGGGGTGTCTGGTTTGTGTGGGGGAACTCCGGTAACGGAAAGACTTCATTTGTGATGCAGCTCTGCAAGTATCTCTGCCGTTTCGGCCGTGTGGCCTATAACAGTATGGAAGAAGGTGCCTGCCTCACCATGCAGGACACACTCCGCCGCTTTGGCATGATGGAGGTCAACCGTCGCTTTCTGCTTATCGACAATGAAAGTATCGAGCAGCTCAGCCTGCGTCTGAAACGTCAGAAATCACCAGATTTTGTGGTGATAGACAGTTTCCAATACACACAGATGACCTATCGGCAGTATATTGAATTCAAAGAACGCCACCGTAACAAGCTGATGATTTTTATCAGCCATGCCAGTGGCAGGCTGCCTACCGGACGCAGCGGCAAGAGCGTGATGTTTGACGCGTCATTGAAAATCTACGTCGAGGGCTACCGGGCTTTCAGCAAGGGACGCTTCATCGGTCCGAAAGGCTACTATGACATCTGGCCGGAAGAGGCGGCAAGATATTGGGGAGAATGTAATATGTAATGAGCCATGAGAACGACTGCCGACAAACCTATCAGCGCCCAGCAGCTTAAAGCCCTGCACGCCACCTTCCACCGTATCGGCATGGATGACGAGGCCCGCCACGGCTGCATCTACGAGTTCACTTCCGGCCGTACGGAAAGCAGCCGGGAACTGACGATGCGTGAGGCGCGGCAGCTGCTGGAGCGGTTGAACCCGACGGACGACAAGGCACGGGCCATGCAGATGGCAGAAGCCAGGAATGTATTCCGGGACATCTACCGTCTTTCGTTCCAGATTCCCCAGCTGAACCAGGGGTTCACCAGCGACAGCGAGGAGGAATACCGCATGAACGTGGCGAAGCTGAACATCTGGGCACGTAAGTACAGCAAAGCGCGCAAGGACATTACAAGCATGAGGCTTTGGGAGCTCCAGGCCACCAAGAAACAGCTGGAGGCGTGGATGCGCCGTGAGGAAAGGAAACTTAAAAAGGATTGATACAATGAGAAAGAAACAGGAAATAAAGAAAGGAATTGCCATTCTCCGCATGAAAGGGGATAAAATCAGTCTGCTCCAAGCCGAGGTGCTGGAAAACGGGCATAATGAGAGTCAGGTGTTTGCCACCTACGTGGCTTCTGTTCCGGAGGAAGACAAGGACGAGACCGTGTTTTATGCCTGCCGTGACGCCGCCCGTTTTGCCGCAGGGCGATTATCGCTGGAAGAGCTGATACCCGATGCGGACAGATATCCGGTGACGGTTGACAGACCTGAGCCCAAAGAGCGCCAGTCAGTCAGTGTACGGGAGTTTGAGGCTCTGAAGCGTAAGGTCGCGCAGTTGGAAGGCTTTGTGGAGGATTTGTTGAAAGAACGCCGCCAACGTGCCGAATACCAGAAATTGCCGGATACGAACCGTGCGGACTATATCGGCCAGAAAGATGCTACAGAGCTTATAGGATGTAGCCGTGAGACGCTGAATGCCTGGCAGCGTAAGGGTTACATTACCGGATACCGCAAAGCCGGACTGGTCTATTACAGCAGGAGTGAGCTTGCCGCCGCTCCGGTTGTGCAGAATTTTATCACAATAAAGAAGGGGAGGAGATGAGATGTCTGATAATAATAATCAATATATCCCAATGGTTCATATCGTAGACAGGAACAAACGCCGTGAACGGCTGGCGTCCCGTCTCGAAGTCTGTGCAGACCGTATCTGTGACCTGCAGGACCGGTTGATGGCGGGCATTACTGCCTTGAAGCCTATCGAGTACGACCGCCTGCTGGACGAATACCGGGCGGAGCTGGTGCGTTACGACAACATCGACCGGGAACTCCGGCAATTGGAGGACCCTACGAAAACAGAAGAGTACAGGGCCTATCACCGCAATGCCGGCAAGCAGCAGAAAAATAAAATCAACTATTAAATTATTAACCCTATCAAAAGAGCAAGAATTATGGCAAGAACAAAGAAAACAGTAGTCAGCGGCATCAGCCGCGAGCAGGCAGAGCAGGCCTTCGCAGATTTTGCGGCGGCCGATGCCAAAGTACAGAACCTCACCTCAAAAATGGACCTTGAGATGACCCGTATCCGCGAGAAGTATGCGGACCAGCTGGCAGAACTGTCTGCCACAAAGGAAAAGAACTTCGACATCATGCAGGCATACGCCGTAGAAAACAAGGAAGAACTGTTCTCCAGGAAGAAAAGCCTGGAAAGCACCCATGGCGTATTCGGTTTCCGTACCGGCACACCGAAGCTGAAGAACCTGAAGGGGTTCACCTGGGCGGCAGTGACGAATTTATGCAAGGAGCTTTTGCCGCAGTATATCCGCACCAGTGAGGAGCTTGCCAAGGACAGACTGCTGGCTGACCGTGAGAATCCTGACGTGGTATCCTATTTCCCGAAGATCGGTGTGCAGGTGGTGCAGGAAGAGACCTTCTATGTGGAGCCTAAAAAGGAGAGTGATGCGGTTGAGCAGTGAGATGAGGGAGATACATCGTTGTTACCGGTACCGTCCCCGCGGTCGGTGCTGGGCGGTGTATCTCGATATCACCTACCGTCAGGGTGACAGCTTCCCTCCGAGGACATCCACTCTTGGCACCAAGGTGAATGAATATCCGACCAGGGAAGAGGCACGGCGCGAGATGTACAGACTGAACGGCTGGAATTATGAAAGGAGAAAAAGAACTTAATACAGAACAAACCATGAGCAAGAAACAGAACGGGGTGCTGGTAACGGCACCCCTCTTCGGAACGGGACGGGAGACCGTCGGAGTATTCCCGGGGTATTCCTGCGGCTATTGTCAGGGCAACGGCTATTTCCAGGGGGATATCACGGTAAAGGACACGGAACTGGTCCCGTGCCCCAAGTGTGGCGGTAGCGGCAAGGTGAAGGGCATCGTTACGGTGGACTGGGTACCGGACGGGGAAGTGAAACCCTGCCTCAAAGGGAATTCAAACGACATTTAACCACTGAAGTCCTATGCGTATTCCCGTAAAATACATTGTCCAGATAGACAATTTCCATGTGGCGGATTTCATCTTCTACTGGAACTATTATGACCAGCCCTGCTCCCTGCTTCTGCAGAAACCCAAAACGGAAGGGCTTACCGCCATCAAGCTGGTGGTTGACAGTGACGAGGCCGCCAGCTTTTTGCTCAGGGCGAAGGAGAAGACGGGATGCAGGCTATATCAGGTTGACTAAAGGCAATTCAAAAATGAATAAGAAAACAACTCAAATAATATAATAACAAGAAAGGAACTGAATGAGAACTCCAATCACATATTACGGGGGTAAGCAGCAGCTGGCAGCCAAAATTATTTCTATGATGCCGGCTCACAAAATTTATTGTGAACCTTTTTTTGGTGGAGGTGCTGTTTTTTTTCAAAAGCCCAAAAGCTATCTTGAGGTGATTAATGATAAGAACGATAAACTTATTACGTTCTATCGGCAGGTTGCGACTAATTTTGAGCAACTGGCTGAAAAGATTGACAATAGTCTTTGTTCCGAATCTGACTACTATCTGGCTAAAGATTACTATAACGGAAGAGTTCCGGCCGGAGACACTGATATAGCCTGGGCTGTATTCATAATAACAAACGGTTCTTTTTCCGGAAGTATGCACGGTGGTTGGAAATGGTGTAATGGTTCGGCAGGAAGCCATACCGGTGTATTCATGCGAAACAAGCGTAGAGAGTTTAATTCCGCATTGAGGAATCGCCTGCAGGATGTACAAATTTCTTGTCGGGATGCGCTGGATGTAATAAAACAAAGAGATACATCCGATACGTTTTTCTACCTTGACCCACCATATCCAGGATGTACTCAAGGTCATTACCGTGGATATACTCACGAAGAATTGTTCCAACTGCTTGCTCTCCTGCAGGAAATAAAAGGAAAGTTCATTTTATCTAACTTTTGGTGTCAAACACTCCGGTATTTCGTTACTGTGAATAAATGGCATGTAGAAAAGATAGATATGCCTCTCAAGGTCGCCAATCTAACGGAGGCGAAGCATAAAACAGAAATTTTGATAAGTAATTATGAGCTGAGCCCAATGCTGTTCGGCTAAAAACAAATTAAAAAAGAAATGAATAATGTACTATTCAAGAAAATAAAAAGAGCAAACAGTAAATTATATATGCCGATTGTAGAACCAATAAGTTGGCTTAAACGAATAGTTTTAAGACTGCTATTAGGATTTAAGAATATTGAATATTAGCGAAGCAAAGAAAAAGCCGCTGCATGGAACACCATACTGCGGCTTTTTTGTTGAGATACGCCCCCAGCGCTATCTCTCGATCGTTTTCCTGACGCCAGGAAAATGGTCCTATTCTCCCGGTTCCCCCAGACATTCTATTATCGCCTCATGTTGCAGCGGCGTCAATGCCCGCTGCCTGGGCTTGAAGCACAACTCTTCAAGGCGTTTTTGCAGTTCGGTATTCAGCATTATCCAGCGGTGCAGTTGCGAGCTGGCGCTGCGGGGAGTAGAGTTCGGGAAGTAGGCTTGTGCCAGGTCACTCATATAAATGGCTTTCATCTCTTCATTTACAATTTTACGATTTACAATGTACAATTTAAGGCTGCGCAGTGGCAACTACAAAAAAAACTACCCGTAAGCAGTGGGCTCGCTACTTACGGGTAGTTGGTCAATTACCAGGTAGTAGTCGGCGCACTACTACTAAGTGGTTCGTCAGCCCAGCGGATTCTCTCCCTGGTCGCCGTCGCTGCCACCGCCGGAGTTGCCGCCGCCGGTGTTGCCGTCATCGGGCAGAGGGGCTTCACCCTTCTTGGCCACGCGCTTGAAGGTCAGCCCGCCGTCGCCCGCACGGGTTGCCGCCTTGACGGGACGGCCGGGGCGGAACTGGATGGTGGCTTCGGTGATGTTGGCGCTGGTGAATTTCTTTTCGGTTTCGGCACCGGTGCTGCATAGCTGGAGCTGGAAACTGCCGAAGTTCTCCCAGCGTACGATCTTGCCCGCCGCCAGATGGAGATTGGTCTGTTTGATCAGGGCGCGGATGGCGTTCAGCACGTCACCGTCCGTAAGGGAGGTGGCGTAGGAGATTTGTTCTGCCATTTCGTCCATGGTTACTTCGCCGCTGGCTTGCGCCTTGGCGTAATATTTCTTAGGGGCGCTGTCATCGCCCGGCTTGGTGCTCATTAGAGCGAGAGAATAGTTTACACTCATTGTTTTTAATGATTAGTGATTAATGATTTGCTGTCCTTTTCGCGAATTGACGCGGCAAAGGTGGTGTAAACAGGCTATTCCGTGTTGTAGAATGTGCTTTTGGGCGGTATTAGTTGCATTAATGTGTTATTATAATTATTTTTGTATCAGGTTTTCAGCAGTCAGGGTAATCACAATAAAGTTTTCGGGAAATGAAAAAAAGACGTAATAAAATTATCGGGCGCAGCTATGCGCATCGGGTTGCGGAGGTTAACCGCATTTACGATGAACATGCCAATAGCGGACTTTCCAACAGGGAGATTCTGCGGCGTTATATCTGGCCGCTGTTCTATATCTCCGAAAAGACATTTTATAATCTTATCAATGCCAGTGCCGACCCACGTATCATCCTTCAACAGGATGAGCTGAACCGTCAGCTCTCGTTGTTCTGAATCTCATCCGCTGTCGTAGTGGTATATTCCATTTCATAGACTTTGATGCCGCCGGGCAGTGAGAACTGTCGGCTGGCACGGCGTACCAGGGCGGTGACACATCCGTCGAACCGCCAGCCGTGCAACGCGCCGTTCAGGCGTCGGGCCAGTGCCATGCGTTCGGCTGCGTGCTGTTCCTGGGTGCTGCCATAGTGAGTGTCATCGTAGCAGTCGAAGGCAAGCCGGATGATGATGGTGGTCTTGCCGTGTTGGAGGTTGCCTTTCAGGTTGTCCCACAAGGTTTCGGGGATGCCGATAAGGACGCAGGGGAAAGTGACCGGGTACTGGTCTTCCCCGTTCTGCAGGGCTTCCAGTTGCCCGTAGTCTTCGTCGATAAGGGAAACGTCGTTACCCATTTTATTGGCGATCTGTTGCTGGAGGTCGTTGAATAGTTGTTCCATAATAAATTATTGATTTATAATTTTCTCTACTTCTGTATTCAGTTTATCATTTACTTTCCTTATCAGTTCCGATCCCGGCTTGGATGGCATGAACTGGCGCTGCGGGATGTTGATAGTAAGTTTGGTCTTTTTGGTCAATGCGAGGCGTTTCCAAAAAGTATCTTTCTTTTTGTCTTTACCCGCTTCCCGGTAATGCTGCGCCCAGGCAAAGCGACGCATTTGCGGGGTGACGGTAGGGCGAACTATGCCTCCCCAGTTGTGGATGCCTGCATAAGGGGCGCGGGTGAAGATAGTAACCTGTCCGTCTCCTGGTGTGTATTGGATATTGCCGGAAAGATGGTTTCTGCCGGAGAGCAGCGGTCCGTATTGAGAACCGGCACTGCTTCCACCGTTTCTTTGCCGCTTGGTTTCCTTCCATTTATGGAAACCGTTATGGGTAAAACCTCCTTTGCGGAAGTTTTCCTCGATGTGGCGTTTGGCGATGTTGCCTGCCAGTACGGGCATGCGGCGGCGTGTCAGGTCGGCCAGTTGCTTTTGATATTGCAAAATACGTCGGTTAAATTCTTGAATATTCATTGTTTACTTGATATTTTTCTGTATATTTGCAGTCTAAGAAAATAGCTCGACAGGCACAGCTCCGGATTGCAGTTCCGGTTGAAATGGTCTTTCGGGCTATTTTTGTATGTTGTCCATTACTTTGCTGCTATCGGAGATGCTATGTAATATCATATTCCCGTCCACATCTTCCAATACAATAATCCACGACTTGTCTCCCTTAACAGTCACTTCAAAAACATGAGACTTTACATACATAGGATTGTTTTTATGATATTCCGTCCATCCCTTATATTGAGCCTGTCGGATGACATCACTGAGGTACAATAGCATCTCATTCTTTTCGGCATAATGTTCGTGAGGTTGGTTCAACCATTCCTTGATGGACTTTTTGCTGACAATGATTTCTTTCTTAAAATCAGAGTTGACAAGAGGTTTCGCCTTCAGCACTTCTGCATCTTTCTGTATTTCCTTTCTACGAACTTTCAGTGCCTCTTTCCGCTCTTTGTCCGGTTCATACACTATCGGCTTCTCCTTATTCACATGCTCTGCCATATATTTCTTCACGGCCTCTTTCGCCCCTTCATATCCATTGGCTATGTAGGGATGCGTATCGCTGAACAGTTTGCCGTCCCGTCCCGGATTGTTGTCCAGTCCCGGGGCAGGCTGGTCTTTGGGGGCGGTGCTTCCACGTGGCGCTCCCGTAGGAGGTTCGTCTGTAGCCGATAAAGAACACTTGCAGTTCCAACGGTCTCCGGGGCGGTGCGCACTCCAGAAGGGGTGGTTTATCGGAAGGATAGTCCCCCAATAGACCTGATGGTCCGCTCCCGGGTTTGCGCTGGTGCTGGGCATCCATTCCAGATTGGGCAGGACATCGGCGTACTGCTCGAAGCGTTGCCAGTCCGCAGCCTGGCGGGCACGGATGACGGCGGTATTGTATTCGGTTTGCAGCCAGTGCCGGACGTGATGGTCGAGCATGGGGTGAACATCTTCTTTCCACTGTTTAAACGGTTTTAAAATACCGTTTGAATCGTAGAGTTGCGCGGCGATATCGTTCTGCATCCGGTGGACTTTGAAGGCGGAGAATACAGCGTTGCCGAGGTCAAGCTTCTGACGGAACTCTACCGGAATTTCGGCAGCGGATTCACTAAGCCCTTCATTTGATGCTTCGTTGAAGATACGGAATGTCTCATTGAAAAGGTTTTCCTCTATTTCCGTCATAGGGTGAAAATCCTTTTCGTAGATATGCTTCAAGGCACGTTGCAGGGCGGCGTTGTCGAAGACGAAAGCGGTGCTTACGTCATCATCGGCCTTGCATTGCAATGGTGCGGCAGAACCGGACATATAGTCGAGTTCGTCAAGGCCCGGTAGCTGCTGTTCCCCATAGTAAAGATTGTTCATTACCAGTCTAAAGCCCCGTCGGTTTGCGGGGCGTCCCCGAAAAAAGAGCGGGAGCGGTTCTGAGGGTGTTTTGCTACCACCTCCCCCTGCGGGTACTCACCCCCTCCTTGCTCCCCCGTTTGGCGGGGGAGGGCAACCTCCCCGGAGGAGGAGAATTGAGATACTCCGAGAGCGAATGGGTTGTTCATTTTCTTCTTCTCTGCCATTTCCGCTTTCAACTGTTCATAGTTGTCCGGGCGTTCGATGTTCAATTGCTCGTACAGATAGTCATCATCGAGCGGCAGATCGAATACGTTTACAGCCTTTTCCAGTAATTCGGCTTTGACTTTCACTTGTTCCAAGTCCGTTTCTTCTACATAAACGAACTCACCGCCTTGGGTATTGACGCCAAGAGCCGCAAACAAGTCGGTCATATCGTAGTTCAGCAGGTTCAGAATGACAAGAGCGTCTTGCTCGATAAGTTCCTGCTCCACCTTGTTGTGCACGGTTCCCAAGGCTTGTGTGCCCGTTTCGCTGGCTTCGGTGGTGAGGGTGTTGCCCAGGACAGCCTTGCTCATTTCCGCGTTACAGCGGTCAACGAAGGTACTGTAGAGATCGCTGCTGCCGGTGGTATTACCCGTTTCTACGAAATCAAGGTTAGAACCTTCGGGTGTAAAGAAGGAGGATGCGCCTCCTTGGGCCTTGGCGGCTTCCATGGCGGCGGACAATGCTTCCGGGTCGGCGGCATCGTAGGTGTACTTGCGTATGGGCATGCCGAATATTTCGGAGAACTGCGCCCAGTCGCCCACGGTTCCCCGCTTATAAATGACGTACGGAGCGCACCGTGCCAGGATGCCGAGCGGTTCTTTGCCCCGTATCATCAGCAGGTCCGGGTATTCGTCGAAGCTTTCACCGTTGATGTCGTTCTGACGGGTTTTGATGAGTCTAAGTACCGGGTCCACGTGCTTTCGGGGCACGAGATAGTAGTCTATCCATCCCTTGCTGTTGATGTAGAACTGCACCAAGGTGAATCCCCAGTAGTCGGCATCCAGTGCATCACCAATGAACCGTAGGAACCAGGGCGAGGAAATCTGCTCGTTTACTTTATCATCGGCCACGCCGTTGCGCCTGAACTCTATTTTCCTGCCAAGCACACCGCTCTTCCGCTTTTGGATGACAGAAAACAGGTGCGGGTCCATCAGACTCTCACTGTAGATGTCGTAAATCTGAACCCGCTGTGTGAAGTCCACATTCTCGGCGCTTCGGATGCCCCGCATGTAGTCGTCCAGCCCGATGCCGAAGCGTTGGGGTTGCGTCAGTATGATGGTGGCGCCCTGGCGGGTGACGTTGCTGCCTTCGGTGATGCGCTGTTTGATTTTGGATGCTTTGTTCCAAAATGCCGGGAAATTTATTCTTTTCATAAATGGTTCGTACGTTTAGGGTTACTACTCATCAGCCAGGGGCTATTCTGTTTCTGCTCTTCTTCCGGCAGCTTGGGAGCACCGTCGATGGTGATCTTGAATGCCGCCACCTGCTTCAGCCATTCCACGGCACGCTCATAGCGGTCTTTCCGTATCTGCGACATCTTCTGCGGATTATGAATACTGAATATATGGTATACTGCGATATCGATTGCCATCATCAGGACAAGCTGGTTGCGTGCATCTCCTTCGGCGGAGAAGATGGCATCTACATCGTAGCGAGCACTGAGATAGCCGCGCATCTCAGCGATGGCACGGTCTTCGCAGATTTCGACGATACTTTCGTCATCGCGGGTCAGGGAGCCCAGTATCTCGCGGTGGATACTGGCGTCGTAGTCTTCGGGATTGATGAATTTACTCATGGCTATAATCTTTTAGGATTGTTCCGGGCGTTGTGACGCGCCACGGTAATCGGTTTGAGTTGCTGTACTTTCTTCTTGAGGATGCGCAGGCCGCCTTCCACACAGTCGGGGCCGTCGGCGGGGAACTTCATCCGCAGGGTGAAAAGCCGGAACTGGTCATCCAGTCGCTTCATGTGCGGATTGTCCTTTTCAGCTTCATTGAAGATGAGGTTCCCTTCCCGGTTCAGCGGTTCCAGGTTGGCTTCGATACGGGTACCTTTTTCGGTCTTTCGTTCTTCGTCGGGATGGATGTAAAGTTGCACGTTCCGTTCCCGGCGCACCTTACCGACCAACGGTTTGAATACTTGCTGAAAAAAAGGGTCCTGCAGTTTGTTGTTCTCCATGTAGCAGTACACCGATGTCTTTCCGTCTACATATTCCAGCAGTTGTACATACCAGTCGATGAAGTCCGAGTTCAGTCCACGGTCCAGGCGGAGATTGATAATATAGACCTTCTGTTTCAGCTGTCCCATCAGGATGCAGCTTTTGGTGCTGCTGTTCTTGCTCTTGTTCTCGCCGGGTGCGGGGTCGCCGTAGATGACCAGGAAATCGAACTTGTTCAGGGCGGGCACTTTGCCGTAAGTCAGTTCCTTAAATACTTCGCCTTCAGTGACGGGATTGTTGAAATACTCCGTCTGCTGGGCGGCGGTACTGATTTTGGAAAGTGCCGTATCGATATTCTCTTCCGTATTCTTGGATGGCCAGGTGCTTCGTCCTTCCTTGTCCCGGATGTTCACTATATCCCAATGGTCGGCCGCTTCTCCCGCCCTTACCACACAGCAGTCGCGGGCAATGATATTCCCGCAGAATATGATCAGTGTTTTTATGGCAGTGTCTCGCGTACCGTACAGTGCCTTTTCCCACCACTCCCAATTCTTCTGAACCGTATCCGGGTTGCGGACCGATTCGTCGGTATCGAAGTCATCCACCAGTAGTACGTCCGGACGAATGGCACCATTGCGGCTACCACGTGGTGCATTACCGGCACCCACGGCACGGAACGAACATCCACACTTGGCTACAAACTCTTCGGCGCACCAGTTGCCAAGGTTGACTTGTACACCGTAGTAGGCGCGTATCAGGGCATTCTCTTCAAACTGCTTCTTATACGGGTCGAGCAAGCGGGTAGCACTGTCTTGTGTGGCAGACGCCATCATCACATTGCACTTCTTCTTTGTCAGTGCCAGGTACATCACGATGAACATCACCGTGGTACTCTTTGCCAGCCCCCGCGCCCAGGAAAGCACCTCAAACCATTCTTCGTGCTTGATGCAGCGACGGATGGCCTTTATCTGGAAGTCGGCAAACTCAAACTTGCAATAATCCGGGAAGAAGAACTTTATCCATTCTATCGGGTCGGCTTCCAGGCGCGCGCGGTCTTTGGCTATCTGTGCCTGCGTCAGGTTCACATCCGAGTTTTGGCGGCGAAGCCCGGCTTCATAGAACACCGCCCATTCGCGGAGCGCGTCCCTGTCCCTTTGATTCTGTGTTCCCATAACTTTTAATTTTTCATTCTTAATTAGTTACAGGCTATCCTTTATAAAAGCATCCCACAACCGAAGGAACTCTTTACTCTTGTCCAGATCGAACGGACGCAGCCAGTTGATGAACTTCATGCCTACGCTGATGATATCGGCAATGCCTACGTCGGTTTCCATCTTCTTGATGGCTGTTGCCAGCTTGTTCAGCGTGTCGGCCTCGGCCGCGGTGGCATAGCGTTTTCCTTCTTCCCGCTGGCTGATGATACGGTTGATCTCCGCCACCTGCCGGTGAAGGCTGGCCACCTGCTGCTCTTTGGTAAGCGTCATGCCGACCCTCATCTCTTCCCATTTTTCCACTGTCACCCACCGGTTGACGGTCTTTCGCGATACACCCACTTTGTCCGCTATTTCCTGCTGGGTAAGATTGTCCTTCAGGTAGAGTGTGCGGGCATAGTCCTTTTTCTGTTGTGCGGTTAAATCTGCCATAATTCTGTAATTAGAGTTTACGCAAAGGTCATTACTCCGGACGGGAAGAGGAAAAAAGCGCGGAGCGGTTACAAACTATGCCGCAAGGTTTACATACCTGCTCGTAACCGTTACACACTTTTTTGTGCGGTTATCCTTATAGACATAGCTTTGCCGCAAATAATCGGAAACGCATGACTGTTTTTAAATCCATATTAAACGAAAAGACCGCTTGCCTGCTGCTCTATGGAGAAGTCAGCGACGAAGGCGGTGAGGGCAAGATAGCCAGCCGCGACATCGTGAACGAACTGATGTACCTGGACGCGGGCTATGAGAACCTGAATATCCGTATCAACTCCATCGGCGGTGACGTTTACCCCGGCATCGCCATCTTCAACGCCATCCGCCAGTGCCGGAGCAATGTCACCATCTATATAGACGGCATCGCCGCCAGCATAGCCGGTGTCATAGCCCTCTGCGGCAAACGCGTGGAGATGAGCCGCTATGCCCGCATGATGTTGCACAACGTCAGTGGCGGCTGCTACGGCAATAAGAAGGACTTGCAGGATATGATCTCCACCATCGAGAGCCTGGAAGACACCATCGCCGAAATCATCGGCGGACGCTGCGGCAAGGATAAGGAAGAGATAAAGAATGCTTACTTCGACGGTACCGACCACTGGCTGAAAGCCGACGAAGCCTTGCAGCTGGGACTGATCGATGCCATCTACGACGTGGAAGCCGTACCCGATGAGAGTACCACGGACGATATTTACCGCATATTTACTAACCGGCTGGAGCAAGAGCAACAGCCACAAAACCCCGATAAAATGAAATTGGAAGACTTTAAGACAATTCCCCGTTTCGCCAACTGTGCTGACGAAGCGGCAGTGATGGCCATGCTTGGCGAGACTGCTCAGAAAGCGGACAAAGCCGATGATCTGGAAAAGGAGAATGGCGAACTGAAAGAGCAGCTGCAAAAGCAGGAGGAAGAGCGCATTGAAACCGCCGTGACGGATGCCGTGACCGACGGCCGCATAGGTGCCGACCAGAAGGACACCTACAAGAACATCCTGAAAGCCGACTTCAAGAACGGCATGAGTGCCTTGAAGGCTCTGAAGCCGAAGAAGCTGTTGAAGGACAGACTGGAAGCACCTGCCGGTGGCGGCACTGCTGAAAGTCCCTGGGAGAAAAGACAACGAGAAATACGCGAAGCCAACCGCCGCCCGTAATTCTTCAATATTCATTCTTAATTCTTCATTGACATGGTACCGATTAAGAATCCCAAAAACGCCAAACTGGGCGGTTCGTCCTACTTCGGAAAGAACGTAGGCAGCAGCGTGCGCAGTGCAGGCAGTGCTCCGCAGATACGCGGACGGCAGAAAGTGAAAATGTAGTGCGCCGAGGCGCAAATTAATAATTAACAATTAAAGAATTAAAAGACAATGGCAATTCAAGGATTGAATACCACCAACTACGGTGGCGAAGTACTGGAACACGTGCTCACCCTTGCCACTACCGGCAACGAACTGGTGAATAAAGGGCTTATCATGGTGATTCCGGGTGTGAACAGCGCTATCAGCATTCCGCGTGTGAAGACGGGCAGAATGCTTCAGAAGCGCAAGGAAGACCCGACAAAATCGGACAGCAAAGGCGACTTCACCTACAGCGAACGGAAACTGACGCCCAAGGACATGATGGCGTTTACGCTCTTCAACCCGCGTGCCTTCGAGCACATCTGGCGACCTTTCCAGCCGACGGGCGACCTTGTGTTCCGTCAGCTTCCGGCTAATATCCAAAGCCTCCTGCTGAGCGAGCTGCTGAAACAAGTGGGACACGAACTGGGCTACCAGTACATCAACGGCAAGTACGAGGACGGCTCGGACGATATGCTGCTGATGGACGGCATACTGACGCAGGCCGCCAAGGATGAGGACGTGGTAAAGGTAAAGACCGTGGGCACCACCATGCTGGCACGCCTGAAGGAACTGCGCGCAGTGATTCCCGTAACCATGCGTAACAACCCCAACCTGCGCATCCTCATGAGCGTGACGGACTTCGACACCTACGATGACGAACTGACGCAGCTTGCCAACAAAGGCACGGCTCCTACGGACATCAACCAGGAACGCTACAAAGGCATCCCGTTCGAGGTGCTGACCCAGTGGCCCGAAGGACTGATAGTAGCCACCATCTGCGACAGCGGCATGAACGGCAACCTTTTCGCAGCTGTCAACCTGCAGGATGACGAAAACGTCATTCAGATTGACAAGTGGGCGAATGCCAGCGAACTCTACTTCTTCAAGATGCTGATGAAGGCGGACACGCAGATCGGCTTCGGTGAGGAGTTCATCGCACTGGACTGGCGCGCCGACGGTGCATTCAAATTTGTAACAGAAGGGTAAGGAGGTGCAGCTATGGCAAAGAAAGACAAAGTTACAGTGATTGTCCTCGAATCCTTCCAGGACAAGTACGACCACAAGACGCAATATCCGGTAGGTACGGAGTTGCAGGTAGACCAGGAACGTGCGGATGATTTGGTAAGCCGCAAGCTTGCCGGAATCAAGGAGCCGGAACCTGCCAAGAAACCCGAGACCAAGGCACCCGAAGCCCCGAAAGCCGCTAAGGAAGAGAAAGCGGTTGAGGTACCTGAACAGAAAGAAACGGAGCAGAAAGATGACCAGAGGACTGAGGAACAATAATCCGGGAAACATCCGCCTGTCACGTACTTTGTGGCAGGGGGAGGTACGCCCGTCGCAGGACCGTTCATTCTGTCAGTTCAAAACGATGGCCTACGGTTACCGAGCTCTCATCAAGCTGTTGCAGAACTATCGCAGGATGAACGGTTGCCGGACGATGGCGGACTTCATCAACCGATGGGCGCCGCCCGTGGAGAATAATACATCGGGTTATATCCGGCGGGTGTGCACGGAAATGCAGGTACCTGACAGCTATGTGCCTGATGTGAATGATAAAGCAACCATGTGCGCTTTTGCGGCAGCCGTCTCTCTGGTAGAGAATGGTGTTCCGGCTGTGACGGCAGATGTGGAAGCCGGTTGGAACTTACTCTAAACAGGAGGAATAAAAATGGATACACTTGAAATCTTGAAGCTGATATGTGGTATCCTTACGGTTGCCATAGGAGCCGGAGGATTCAAGATGTACATAGACAGACGGAAATACATCCAGGAGGTAGAAAAGCTGAAGGAAGAAGTACAGGCAGCGAAGGTAAATACCCGTAGTAGCGAACTGGACAACGTTCAGAAGGCGATGCAAATTCTGATGGATGATATCGTGGAACCTTTAAAACAAGAAATTAATGCAATCAGAAAAGAACTCGCCAAACTCAGGCGTGTCGTTGAAAAGGCTAACAATTGTCGTTTTTCTGCTAATTGCCCTGTGCGCGATGAGCTGCAAAAGTCCGACAAGAGTGGTGAAGAGTACCGTCCTCGACAGCCTGCAAAGCGTAAGACAATCCGTTCTGACCTTTCTGCCGGTACCGGCAAGCGAAGCGCGGATGACCTTGCCGATGAGCCAACTGGCCGTGCTGCCGGAAGGCGCGGGATATAGTGCACGGAGCGGGCAGGCCACGGCAAGCGTGGTACGCGGACACGGTGATACCTTAACGTTCACTTCTTCCTGCGACAGCCTGGCGCGTGAAGTGATCGCTCTCCGGGAAGAAATTACGCGCATAAGAAATGAAACCGGTGAGGAAGTGGAAGAACCTCCTCCGCAGGTGGTACATGAGCCTACCGGCTGGCAGTGGTTTCAGATTTGGGCAGGTAGGTTACTGCTAATTGCCCTCTCTTTAATCATCGTTTACAGGCTCTTTAAACAGCGCCTGAATAAATCATAAATCGTAAATCAAAAATCAATAGAATTTATGGCAAATCAAGGATATGTAAACGGTAGTGACCTGCTGATGAGCATTGGCGGTAAAGCGTGCGGACACTGTACGAGTCACACCACAACTTATAACAGTGAAACGAAAGACCGTGCGGTGAAACCCGCTTCGGCAGAATCGGCAGCCAATGCCGGATTGTTCAAGGAAAAGACCGTGACGGGGCTCAGTGTCCAGGTGAAGTGTGAAGGTCTCCGCTTCTATGGTGAAGAGGAAAACGGCATGAAGGAACTGCTTGCCAAGTGGAAAGTAGGCGGCTCCGTAGAGCTGAAAGGCTTTGTCCGCGGCAGTGATGCTGCTCCCTATATGAGTGGCAACTTTATCATCTCTTCCCTGGAAGAAGCTGCTCCCGCAGGCGATGATACAACTTACAACGCTACCTTCGATAACACCGGAGTGGTGACCATTGACGAAGCGAAAGTAGACGGTACCGTACAAGGATAATGCTATGAAGAAGATTCAAGTATATGGTAAGGAGTACCCCATGCGCATGACCATGGGGGCTATGCGCCGCTTCAAGCAGGAAACGGGCATGGAAGTGAGCGAGATGACTACGGAAGCAAGCCTGATGGTGGTCTTCCTCTTCTGTTGTGTAGCAAGTGCCTGCAATGCGGACAATGTACCGTTCGATCTGGACCTCGACAAATTTGCCGACGGCCTGGAGATGGACAAGCTGACCGACTTTGTGGAGACCATGCAGCAGGATGCCGGAGACTCAAAAAAAAAGAAGACGGCTCCGCAAGCATCGAAGAACTGACGGGTATAGCCGTGGGGAGTATAGGGATGAGCCTGATGGAATTCTGCCATTGTACTCCCCACGAGTTCTTCTGCATTTATAAAAGTTGGGAGCAGACGCGGATGCGCGAACCTTGGGAACGTACCCGGTTCCTGGCGTGCTGCGTGCTGCAACCTTACAGTAAAAAAGCGTTGAAGGTGACGGATGTGTGCAGGTTCGAGTGGGATGCGGAGCGGAAAGCTACGGCATCGGCGGAGGAAAGTACGAGGGAACGGTTTGAGGAACTGAAGAGGAAGGCGGGGATGTAGAGTCAGCCAGCATCATATCCTATTCCTCCGGGGTACAAACAGCAAGATGGCAAATATGACCACAAAAGCAGCGCTAATGATATAAAGTGCCAGCAAATAAGGAGGCAACTTCAACAGGGATTGAATAAGTTCGGACATGGCTTATTGATTTGATTGTTTACAAAGGTAACATTATTTTTTGATATGGCAGATAATTATTTGGATTTTTCCATACGGATGAAGGACGAAGCATCCTCGGTCATCAAGACGGTGGGTGTGAATACGGAGCACTTACGAAAAGGAGTGCAACAGGTTACTGAGGAGGTTTCAAAGGCGCAACGCAGTATCGTCGATTGGGCGCAGGCGGCACAGGCGGCTGATATGCTTGGCCAATCGATACAGCAGCTGTTCGGTGTATGCAAGGAACTGACCGATGCTTACCAGGTACAGCTCGTTGCGGAGACGCAACTTCAGACCGTGATGCGGCAACGCATGTCTGCCACTGACGAAGAGATACAAAGTATTAAAGACCTGGCTTCTGCCCAGCAGGCATTGGGAGTAATAGGCGATGAGGTACAACTGAGCGGTGCCCAGCAAATGGCCACTTTCTTGAACGAGAAAGCGAGCCTTGATTCGCTTATTCCCGCCATGAATAATTTGCTTGCCCAGCAGAAGGGGCTGAATGCCACCAACCAGGATGCCGTAGGAATCGGCAACATGATGGGCAAGGCCATGCAGGGGCAGGTAGACGTATTGCAACGGGTGGGCGTCACCTTTACGGAGGCACAGAAGAAAGTACTGCAATATGGCACCGAATCGGAACGTGCTGCCATGCTGGCCCAAGTCATCCGCGACAATGTAGGCGAGATGAATGCCGAACTGGCAAGGACGGATGCCGGTAAACAGAAACAACTGGAGAATACGCTGGGGGATATCAAGGAACAGTTCGGTGCGATGGTACAACCTGCCATGCGTGTCATTACCGCCATGGCGCAAACCACCACTGCCGTCACCGGCCTTGTACGCCTCTACTCCTCCCTCCGGTCCGTGACGATTGCACTGAAAGGTACGGCGGCGGCCACTGCCCTGGCAACTATGCACACTCGGGTGCAGACTATTGCAATGAGGGCGCTTGCCATTGCCAATGGAACGGCAACCGTCAGCACAAATGCGTTGCGCATAGCTACCATCGCACTCTATGCAACTATAACCGGCGGAATATATCTGGCGGTACAAGGACTGATTTCCTTGTTTTCTTCATATAACAGTACGACCAAAGAAACAGCCGAAAAGCAAGACTTACTGAAAGACAGTGCGGATGCCTACAAGAGTTCTGTTTCCCAACTGAAGGGCGAGATAGACATGGAGATATCCTCCCTGGCCAAACTGATCAAAGGGCATGGCGACGAATCGGGCAAGGTGCAGGAACTGAATCAAAAATACGGTGATGCGCTGGGCTACCATAAGAGTGCCGCCGAGTGGTACGACGTATTGATCCGCAAGAGTGCGGACTATTGCAAGGCGATAGGCTACGAGGCTCAGGCCAAAGTGCTGGCATCGCAGAAGGCGGAGAAGGAAATGCAGCTGGAGGCGGTGCGCAAGCAGAAGCAGGCGCTGATAGATAGCGGAGGAGACACTACTACCAAACGGGTGTTGACTTCCGGTCTGGACGCTGCCGGTAACAAGACTATGAAGTGGGAAAAGCGCCAGGTGAACACAGACGAATACATGGAACTTCGCCGCCAGGAAACTCGCCTGGTGATAGAGAACCACAACCTGGGCAAAAGTTTCGAAGAATGCATGCAGAAAATGACCGAAGGCATGTCTGCGCTGCAAAACACCTCCCGGAAAACAGACGTAGCCACCATGAGTTACGACGAACTGGGCAAAGAAATTGAATCCACTGAAAGCAAACTGAAAAGCCTTGCTCCCACAGAAACAGCGGAGATAAACCGCCTCTCCGCTTATAACAAGGAGCTCAAAGCCCGCAAAGATGCACTGGGCAAGATGACGGGGCTCGGAGGTGGGAATGGAAGCGGAAAAGGAACTGCCAAGGCCGATATCCCCGTTGCTCCCGGAAGCCTGGAAGCACTGGAGAAGAAACTGAATGAATTGAAGGAACGCCAGAAGAAAGCCCCGATAGAAGAGCAACTGACGTTTACGCCTGATATAGTGGCGCTGGAAGACTTGATAGAGAATATCAGGTATCGCCTGAAACATGCCGACTTTGAGGCACGCTACACGCTGAAACCTACGGAAGAGGGAGTAATATCGGATGCCCCGATTAAGAGAAGCATGCAATCCTCCACCAGTCTTACGCAGAAAGAAGGCGGTTTGAGAGACTTGAAGTTGGAGGCACCTAAGTTGGACCTGGAGAAACCTCTGGAAGGCATGGATGCCTGGAATGCTGCCGTAGACAAGGCAAGGGAAAAGAATGCCGAGGCCATCGGCTCGATGGGAGCAATGGGCAATGCGATGGGTTCGCTTGGAGAGGTGATCGGCGGACAAGCCGGTGCCTGGATGGACTGGGCCGGCAACCTGCTGAACGCCATCGCGCAGGCATTGCCACAACTGGCGGCACTGTCTACGGCCAACACAGCCGCAGCTGCTACCGGTGCGGCATCGTCCGTGGCAAGTATTCCGTTTGTAGGCCCGATAATGGCTGTTGCAGCCGTGGCAAGTGTGCTGGCTGCATTGACCAGTCTGCCCAAGTTTGCCAACGGAGGCATCGCCTACGGCCCTACCTTGGGACTCTTCGGTGAGTATGCCGGAGCAAGCAACAACCCGGAAGTAGTGGCTCCGCTCAACCGGCTCAGGCAACTGATACAACCGGCAGGACCGGGAGGCATGTCCGGCGACGTAAGGTTCCGCATAGACGGGCGTGCACTGACGGGAATACTGGAACGGGAAACAAACCTGAGCAGGAGAAGCTGATTCAAACCTTATTCAAACGATATTTAAACAGCGATTAAAATGGCACAATACCTACGATATTCAGGCAAATACCTCAGCCGCAAAAATGTGGTGTGGGAGGTGGGCATCAGTCAGGAAGCAGACGGGGCATATCCTGCCGTCGGCGTCCTCAACTTCCCGGCCGACGAACCGTTGGTGATAGAGTGGAAGCATACGGACAAGCACGAAGTGATATGCGGCAGTACCGCCACACTGACCGTAACCAGTCCCGGCGACCGCACCTACGAGGATTTATATACCATCGCCCCCGGCAGCATCCGCCTGGATGTGCTGCGAAACGGGCTGCTCTATTGGAGCGGTACGCTGGACCCGGAGTTCTACGAGGAACCATACGCTTACGGAAAAGAATATGAGGTGGCACTGACCTTCAGCGACTTCGGTATACTGGACAGGCTGAAGTATAATCTGTCCGGGATGCAGACCTTGGAAGGTATTTTGCTGCATGCCCTCCAACGCAGCCGAATCAATTATGGAGGTCTGAACCAGGATTATCTGACTACCTTCCTGGCAGGAAACGTCCGGGCCACACTGGATAAAATCAGTGTCCGCAGTGATAACTTCTACGATGAAGACGGTGAAGCTTCAACGTTGAAAGATGTAGTGGAAGGAATGCTGCAGCCGCTGTCGCTCCGCATGGTGCAACGGAACGGGAAAATTTGGATATACGACTTGAACGGACTTTATCTGAATGCTCCGGCTCAGGAAGCTGTTTGGAGCAGGGACAATCAGACGATGGGGGTGGATAAAGTGACGAATAATGCTCAGATCACTTTCTCTCCTTATTCGGATGCGAAATTGCTGGATAAGGAGGTGGTATATGAGGATGTATATTCGGAAAGCATGACGAACCTGACAAGTGATAAGCCATCGGGGGGTGAGTACTATTCCTATTACCCTGACTATTTGGATGATCACAAGATAGGATACGAATGGGATTACTCTCTGCTTTCGTTCACCATCTTCCTTAGCGATAAGGGTAGCGGACTTGCCGAAAAATATGGGCCGGCAAAGTATTTTCATATCCAGCCTTTGATGGGAGGACAGGAATCATCCGGTGTCGCTTTCAGTTTCTATACCGGCGGGCATGGCGCTTTGACAAGCGGATTTCCGAAGCGGAAACTGCTTCCGCAAACATCCAGCCAGGAAACCGTACTGATGAAAACTCACCGGGTATTCATCCCGAAACTGGAAGAAGCGGAAAGAAGCAGATATTATCTTCGCCTAAGTATGGAGATGTTGATAGATGCCCGTTACAATCCTTTTACAGATGCCAATGATGGAAATGAGAAAGGGAACTATAACGATATGAAAGACAAGTTTAACTTCGTTACAGTACCTGCTACCGTCACCTTGTACAATGAGGATGGAAATGCGCTGATGCATTACTCCAATGCAGCCGTGATGGGTCATACAGATATCAAGCCCACCTTGTATTGGACTGCTGGAGAATGGAAAAATGGCGCTGCCACCTATAAAAGCTGTTTACTGGAGTGGTACGACCCTGAGGATCGACATTTTTCGTCGGGAGTTCTTGGCTGGAAAAAGAATCGTCACTGTGTAGGATATACTCATAATGAAATGTTCGATTCCTTCAAAAAAATGGAAGATGGGCAATATATACCTTATCCTGCAAATGGAGGTTATATAGAGGTTTGCATTTATGTCGGAATCAAAATTGTCGAATGGACTAAAAGTACAAATACCGATGTCAGCAGTGATTGGTATGATAAAATACGATGGATGTTATATAAAGCTCCTCAAATTGAAATTGTACGTAAGAATGTTGTCTATAGTGATGCGAAAAGTGAAGATATCGAATATACCGGCATCATCAATGAGGCAGCCAAAGAGGACATCAAACTGGATACGATATGCGGCACGATGACTGAGATAAATCCTACAGCCAAAGGCGTATACTTCCGCACCAGCGACAGCTGCCAGCTGAAAGAACTGACCCGTGCCGGACGGACAACGCAGGCGGAACAGTTGCTCATCGGTACACTCTACAGCCAATACGCAGATCGCAGAACCCTGCTGGCCGGTACAGCTCACATCTTGGATACAGACCTGACAGCCTATACGGAGGCCTGCCAGGAAAGCAAGCGGTTCATCTGCCTGACCGACGTGCAGGATACAATATCGGACGAAAGCGAGCTCGAAATAGTGGAGCTTCGTCCGGACGAATATAAATCGGATAAAGAATAAAGGAGGGGCATTGAATATGGATAAGAAATATATATCGTCGGTAGTCAGGCGGGAAGCCCGCCCGCGCAGCAAGCGGCTTCGCGAACTGGGTGCATCCGGTTCTTCCGGTTCATCGGGTTCGGTGATATCGGGTGGAGACACTATTGTGGCATCCGGCAGTGCCGCACTGGAAACGGATGTAACATCGAATGCAGACAAGACCGGGCACATAGATAAAGGGCAGAAATTACCTAAAGGCATGACCTTTACGCAGTTTGTCAAGGCATTGCTGTTTAAGCCCGTACCCGCCACGCTTGACGGCCGTTTATCTACGGCTAACGATGTGGAGTATGGCTCGACAAAAGGGAGTATTACCTACACGGCTACCCGCAACGGCAACAGCGCAATGACAAAGGCGTACTATGATAACGACGAGAAGAACAAACTTGAATTTTCCGCTGAAAATAACGGCGTGCAGACAGCTGTACGCAATCTGACTGGTAACTATACGCAGAATGAAACCTACAAGGCCACTGTTGTGTATGCGGAAAGTGAGGACAAGTCAATACCGGAAACAACACTGAACAATACGATCAGCGTGAACGTGCGACGCAAGTGGTTTGCCGGGGTTGTGGACTCTGTACCTGCCACATCGGCCCAGGTACGGTCGCTCGGCAGCAGCGGGATGTACACCGGGGCCGGCAGCTACAAGTTCAGTGCCGGCCGGTGGAAGACAATCGTAATCTGCATACCTGAGGGAACCGTGAGCGAGCTCACCCTGACCGCATATCCCGGCAACTTCATCGAAGACGCCGGAGTGTGCAGCGGCCCCACCCCCATCTCCGTGGAGGGCGCCAACGGCAGCACGGCCAAGGGCTACAGCATGTGGGTGATACGGACCGACGGCACGAACGATGCCGATACATTCACATTCAAAACGAGTTGACATGGTAAAGATAAACGGAAGCAGCTTCGCGCTGCAATACAAGAGGACAACGTACCGGCCTATCGACAGCTCGTCTGTATTCGATACCATAGAGGACGCACGCGTATACGCGAGGAACACCGACGCCGAAGCCTATTTCCCCTATGCGGGACAGCTCGTGTCGACCCTTGAGAACGGGGGTGCCGTCTACAAGCTGTCGAAGGACGACAGCATACCGGAGACCGACGGGAAGAGGCACTTCAAGCTTGACCCTATAGGCAGCAAGAACGACAACGACGACCGCTACGTGCGCAAGGACATCGCCGAGACCATCGAGAAACTGATGACCTTCATCGAGGGCATCAACGTGAAGGGCACGGCAACGCTGAACGAAATCATGCTGCTGAAAGACCTCGTGTCGGAGAACTTCTCAGCCGGAGGCTCAGGTTTCGGCATCTACCGGGACGCGGACGGCAACTACCATCTCGACATCGACTTTGTGGACATCCGGAAGAAGCTGAGCGTGGAGGACATCCAGGTGCAGCAGTCCACCTATGTCGGGGGCAGGCAGTACAATACCGGCGGCGGCATCATCTGCAACCGCGTGGAGGACAAGGGCACATACTGGCGCTGCTATTTCAAGACCACTGATTCGGAGGGGCGTACCGTGTACAACACCTTCCAGGAGGATGACCAGGCCATCTGCGAGACGTTCAACCTGAAATCGGGTAACCACTACTACTGGCGGCTCGTGACGGGTACGGGAGACGACTACATAGACCTCTCCAAGGACGACTGTGCATCGGGCAGCGACATCCCGCTTGCCGGAGACAGCATCGTGCAGCTCGGCAACCGGACGGACACGGGCCGACAGGGTGCCATTGTATGGGACAGCGTTACCGCCGGAGGGCCTTATGTGCGCATATACAATGGGATAAACTCGTACACGATGCCCGAACCGTTGATTGACTTCAATACGGTGCTCAGCGAGATTACCGCCAGGTTTATCAACCAGGCTACCGGTAAGGATATGGACAAGACCCTTGACGACATGCAGGTGAATCTCGACATTATCAAGCAGCAGACGGACAAGGAGTACACGATGTGGTTCTATGACTATGAGCCTACATTGAGTAACATTCCCGCTTCGGAATGGACGACTGCGGAGCTGAAGGCCATGCACGACCAGGACCTGTTCTACAATACCGCTACCGGGCAGGGCTACCGGTTCGAGTCGGGTGCCTGGGAAGAAATCACCGACCACCTGACGCTGAAGGCGCTGGAAGATGCTGCCAAAGCGCAAGATACGGCAGACAGCAAACGGCGTACATTCGTGTCGCAGCCTACCACATTTGATGACTATGATGTGGGAGACATATGGTTGAATGCGACATATAATGACGGCACTATAACTTATAAGAATGATGCCCTTGTTTGTATTCGCGCAAAAAAAGCCGGGGAAAACTTCTACATATCCGATTGGCAGCCTTCCTCCACCGCCACGACAGCCTATATCGAGAACCTGGGAGAGCGCATCACGCTTGCGGTGACGGATTCGGAAAATGGCATTGCCGAAGCTACGAGGCTCGCAAATCAAGGGATAAGCGATGCCTACGATGCCTATTATGCCGCACGGGGAGCGCAGAGTACGGCGGATGAGAATACAGCGGCCATCCAGGTGACAAAGGATGCCATTGCCTCACTGGTGGAGGGCATCCACTTCGACGGCTCCGGAAACATTACGAATATCAGTACCTCCGGACTTGTGACGACCGGGGACTTCAACTCGCTGCTGTCGAAGAAGGTGAGTTTTGATGCGGCGGGGCATATCACGAACATCGACAAGTCGGGGCTCATCACCGAATCAAACCTTGTGCAGATGTTTGCAGAGAAAACCGCTTCGGATGGTTATGTAAAGAAATCGTATATAGCCGCTTTCGTTACCGAGCTGCCCGACGGGAGGTTCCAGAGCAATGCGCTGGTGAGTGCCGACCAGATACGTCTTGAAGGAATTGTTACGGCAAACAGTTTTTTCAAGATATTAGAGAATGGGGCTATTGAAGCCATAAGCGGTACAATCGGGGGTATCAAAATAACTAACGAAGGTCTTGGTTCCTATATTTCCGGTTGGCATCCGATTGATATTCCGGCAATGAAGCTTTCAAATTCCGGCTTGCATTTTTCTAAGGGTATTCAGTATAATCATGCAGGAGGACCACAATTCGCATCTTACGATGTGGATATCGGTGCAGACGGGATTTCTGTCATCGTGGAGGATTCCTCCGGCGGACGTTTTTATGATGTAATGAATGTCGTAGCCGGAAGACATGGCCTTAAGATATCCAACTCAGGCGTATTCAAAACTTCTGATGGTGGAAATACTTGGGTAGAAATATGAAAAACAAGTAATATAGCAAGAATCAGATGAAAATTAATTTTAGAAAAATCGAGGCCCAGACCTCATTCGAGGGCGGCAGACAGACCTTCGACGCAGCCGAGACCGTCGGCAATGAAATGATGTACAACGGCAGTATCCTGCTGGACATAGGCTTTGAGGACTTAGCTAAAAGCATCTACTATTCAAAGGATGCAGTGGAGATTCCTGAACGATACAGCAAGGCCCTTGAGCTTGTAGTCAAGAACTCCCGGCTCATAGCCGCAGTGAAGCGTGAAATTATCAACCAACTGAACGTCAAGTGACATGGGCTACATCAGGTTCGTTTTGAGCAAGCGCGTGACCGGTGACGATGGAGGTGCCACGAATGCGGTCATCAGCCGTATCGAGAGTGACATGGCCGACACGGGCATGCTCGAGACGAACCTGATAATGCACGCCCTTGCCGCGCGTGGCGGCAAGGTTATTGAGATTGTAGACTTCATACTGGACTCAAGCAGGCTTGATGACAACGATATATTAGGATAGGTTATGGATAAATTAAACAGAAACTTCGTTCGTGGCAACATCCTCAAGGCCGAGGAACTGAACGAGCTTGTCGGAAAGATTAACGAGTTCGCCAAGTGCGTTAATGACAACAGCCTCGAGACGAACAAGGCGGCGATGCAGAACTTGAAAAACGCCCTGCAGGAAGTGAGGAATGCGCAGCTTGTCATCGGTACCGACCCAGGCACAGCCTTCGACGGCGCTTCCGGTGCGACGCTTGAACAGATTGTGCGCGAACTGGCCGGAGGCGCGGGAACCATGTACAGCGTATATGTCCGGAACAACATGGCCTCGCTCGGCTTCGCCACGCAGTACGGCGAGGAGTGCGTGCTTGACTTCTCCTTCATCTCGCAGTATCGCGACAGCCTGGACGAACCCTACAAGTCTACCGGAGAACTCGGCCTGTGCACCATCATGATGAAGAACGCCAAGTATGCCGACTTCACCGTGGTGAAGCAGATGGAAGTCTCTTCTGGCGTATCCATCAGGCAGGACATAGCCGAATGGCTGTCATCAGGAAGCAACAGCGTGAAGATTTCCATCAAGGGGGAGAATACCGACAAGACCACCGCACCGGTAACTTACAACGTGCAACTCACGTCATTGGGCATCAGCGCCCCGAACTTCGCCTGGTGGACCGCCTTCTCCGGAGACATCAACATCCCGATGATAATCAACGGCAACATCAACAAGACGCTGCACTTGACCGTCACCGGCGACGGCTACAGCCAGAGCTACGACAAGGCGATAGGCACAGCCGTGTATCTGGATACTCCGTATATCTACTTGCTGGAGCATCCGGGAGCGACGGGCGTATACAACGTGAGTTTCTATCTTTCCAACTCCGACAATACCATCCAGACAAAATCCGTATCGGTCAACATCATGTGCATCGCCACTGCCGGAGAAGCGGTGAAGCTTATGTGCGTGAACAACGTGGCGGAGCAACTTACCAACTGGCAGGACAACACGGTGTTCGACTACGCCATCTACGACGGTCCGTCCGCACTGACCGAGGCAAGGTTCTCCATCACCAGAGACGGCATGGAGGTGTACAGTTCCGAGAATGACGCCATCGTGGCGAACGCAAGGAACACCTTCACCTACCCGATGGAGGTGGAGACGGATGACGATGCCGACTTCGGCGTCACGGTCGGCGTGACGGACGGTGCGGATGCCCTGACGGAACCCATTGCCCTGCCGGTGAACAACTCGCTGGGCTATTCGGCTACGGCAGGCGCCGCACTCTATATCAATCCTCGGACCCGTGCCAACTCGCAGACGAATTACAGGAGCGTCATCAACGAGGCGGACAAGACGGCCGTACCGGTAGAGTGGAGCAACCTGAACTGGAGCAACGACGGATGGGCGGCTGACGCCGACGGAGTGAAGGCGCTGAAGATATTCGCCCGCAGCAGGGCCGTGATAGACTACCGCCCCTTCGCCACGGAAGCCGCCCGCCGGGGCAAGACCATCGAAATCGACTTCAAGGTGGAGAATCCCTCGGATGCCAGCAAGGACATCATCACCATTGCGGAGAACAACGTAGGCCTGCGCGTGTCGGGCGAGAACGTATCCTTCTTCTCCCAGTCCATGCAGGAGAGCTCGACGCAGGACGTACCTATAGACAACGGTGTGCGTATCCGCCTGACAGTAGTCGTGATGCCCGATGCCTACGGGAATGCAGGGTTCAACATTGTGGCCATCTACATCGACGGCAAGAAGAACCGGCAGTATGCCTACGAGAACAACGACTACTTCCGCAATGACGGCAAGATTGTGCTGGGTAGCGATTATGCCAACCTCTACCTGTACGGGTTGCGTGTCTACGACAGTGCATTGCCTTCGGAAGCCGTACAGAAGAACTATATCAACCAGCTGGTGACCACCGACGAGAAGCTTGCGGAGAAAAACGTCAACCTCGTGCTGGACGGTGAGGGTGTGAATATCGACTTCAATGCCACGAAGCTGCTGTACAACGTGTTTGTGGTAGACAAGCCTTTCCCGAACCTGATGAACCCTTCGGGCGTGGCGGGTAATCTGGAAGTCTTCTTCAAGGACAAGCCGGAGAGGAACTTCACGCTTACCAATCTGCTGGTGGAAGGCCAGGGTACATCTTCCAAAAAATACCTGGAGTGGAATATTAGATTTAAGATGAAAGGGCTGAAGGACGCTGATGGAAACAAGATAGCCTCCATCGCGACCTATGCCGACGGTACCACGGACAAGAACTGTGTGCTGATGTACGACAACGTTCCGAAGTCCGGGCGCCTGACCGCCAAGAAGAACTGGGCGAGCTCCATGCAGGACCATAAGGCAGGCAGCGTGGATGCCTACGATGCCCTCTTCAAGGAGACAGGCATGAAGAACGAGGCGATGGCTGCCGACCCGAAGATACGTGTGGCCGTCTATCAGGAACCGTTCATCGGCTTCTCGAAGTCCGTGAACGAGGAAGGGCAGGATGTATATACTTGCATGGGAGAATTTACGTTCGGCCCGGACAAGGGAGATGACCTTTGTTTCGGTTATGATACGGAGGCTTTCCCGGAACTTCTCTCTGTAGAGGGCTCGGACAACGCACCGCTGGGGGCACTGTTCCGTGTGCCCTGGAACCGCGGCAAGTCATACTGGGCGTACAATGCCGATGAGGAAGCCTTCCAATATAATGATACCAATTGCTGGGACTTCGACGCCGGAGAGCTGAATGCCGACGAGACCGAACCGCTCTCTGCGCAGAGGTGGATAGATTCCTATAACGCCGTATATGTCTGCAACAACCGCATCCGTCCGTTTGGCGGCACGCTGGCGGAGCTGAATGCTTCTGTTGCGGAATATCGGAGCACGGGGTATGAGTACTGGATTGCCAAGACCGGCGATGCCGACCTCTACAATCTGTACTACTATGAGGCGGCGGAAGGGAAATTCATCCCTTCGGACATCGGGGCCGGGCAGATTAACCTTAAGACACAGCTCAAGGAGTATTTGAGCAGTGATTTATCAGCCTTCACGGCCGACCAGCTGAATGAACTGTTCGTCAATGCGAGGAAGCAGCTTTTCCGGGCTACCATACCCGACTGCTTCGACATCAGCGACGCCGTATTCCATCATAATTTCGTGGAGTTTACGGCCGGAACCGACCAGCGGGCGAAGAACACCTATCCGTATAACTTCTGCACTACCGGCAGCAAGTGGCGGTGGCGCCTGGACGATGCCGACACCATCTTCCCGATAGACAACCAGGGTCAGGACCGCAAGCCCTACCACTGCGAGATGCACGATGTTTACAGTAACGGCCAGCCCATCTGGAACGGCGAGACATCCGTATTCTGGAACATGCTCGAACTGGCATTCAGCGCCGAGATTGCGGCAGGCATGCGGAAGATGCTCAGTGCCATGGAAAGCCTGTGCGGACAATCCTCGGGCACTCCCTATGACAAGGTATATGCCTTCTACAAGAAGTATTATCTCGGCATCAAGAACTATTTCCCGGCCACGCTGGTCAACGCCGATGCCAAACGCTACGAGATAGCCAAGATAGCCTACAACAGCGGCTCTTATACCAACGACACCGACCCTATCACCCAATCGCATGGCGACTTCTGCTCCGCCGAAACCGCCTGGGTGAAGAAGCGCATCATGTACATCATGTCGAAATACAGCTACGGTCTGTTTTCCAACAGCGGAACGGACACCATCATCGTGCGTGCGGCAGGCGACCTGATAGATTACGAGATAACCCCGGCATTCGACATGTACCCGGCCATTGCAAACGGTACCAGCATCGTGCAGGGCGCAAGGACCAAGGCCGGTGAAGTGTGCCGGATGACCATCGACCTCGGCGGCTCTGCCGACCAGCAGAACGCCATCCAGGCGGCGAGCTGGCTGCTCTCCATCGGCGACTGGCACCGGAAGAACGTCAGCGGCACCATGGTAGTCCGTGGCCGGCGCTTGACGGAGCTCATTCTGGGCAGCAAGACCGAAAACGTCATCATCACCATCACCGGGCTTACCCTTGCCGACTGCGGCAGCCTACAGAAAGTCCTGTTGTCAAACATTGCCACCTTGCAGGGTACTCTTGACCTGAGCGCCTGCCAGAACATCCGTGAGATATATGCCGACGGCACGGGGCTCAGCCAGATTAAGGTTCCGGAAGGCGGCAGTCTCGAAGTCATCGAATACCCGGCAAACAACAAGTACATCGGCTTCAGGAACTTCCCCCTGCTGTCCACCGACGGATTGCGCATCGGCCAGTGTGCCGGAAACATCACGGACTTCTGGGTGGAGAACTGTCCTTTGCTGCAGCCCATGAAACTGCTGTCCGACGTCATCGAGGCACAGCAACCGCAAGGCGATTCCCACGCGCTGAAACATATCCGCGCAATAGGTTTCAACGAGGAGTATTACACGGCCGACGCACTCGACATGCTCGCCCGCCTCTCCGACGGCAGCTACTCCGGCTTGTCAGCCGAAGGACTGTCCGGCGAAGACCCGATACCGGTACTGGAGGGCACGATTACTGTGCATTCCAAGTACTACCGGGACACGGTAGATGCACTGAGAAGTGTATTCAACAGACTGAATCTGGTACTTGTCGGTGAAGCGGCCATTCATTTCAAGGACGCGGAAGCCCGGCGCATCTGCCTTGGTGTATGGGATGCCGACAAGGACGGCTATATAACGGAAGAGGAGGCGGCTGTCCAACGGGCAATCAGTGCCAGCACATTTGCAAACAATACGCGGATTGCCTCATTCAATGAGTTCAAGTGGCTAAATTTCACCACCTCGTCCAATAATCTGTTTACCGGATGTACGTCTTTGCAAAGTATCGAATTGCCGGAAAACAGGAATATCAGATACCAATACTTTTACGGATGCGTCTCTCTGGAAAGATGCATAATAGGCAATGGGTGCGACACTATTTCAAAGCAGGCTTTCTACAATTGTGGGGCGTTGAAAGAAATTTCCATTCCTGACACAGTGACAACTATTGAGTCTGGCGCTTTCGGCGGCACCGGAATTTCGGAATTCGTATATCCGCCCCATGTCACAGCAATTAGCGGATTGGGGGATATGCCACGACTGACCCGTGTGGAAATCGGGGAAAATGCCGTGTCGGTGACCGGTATGGGGAATTGTCCTCTGTTAAAGACCCTGATAATACGAACATCAACACCTCCGTCGACCGATTACTGGACACTGCTTAACGCTCCCCGGATACCTGACATCCATGTGCCCGACAATGCTGTCAACGCCTACAAGACATCAAACGGATGGAGAAAGTGGGCTGCGTACATCCGGCCAATGAGTGAGGTGGAAAGTTAGTATAACAACGGGGATATTTTTCTCTCCGCTGTCTATTCCTTGTTCTTTTTAAGTACACATTCCTCCTAAATTCACACAAAGATAAGTATTCCGGATGATTTGAGGAACTTTTAAAGGCCTTTTGATAGGTGTTTAAAGAGTGCCAGAAAACAAATGAAAAATCACATTTCGTTTTGTGTTAATAACTTTAAAAAAACTCACAAAGTGATTTGAGAAAGCATCACAGAACGTTTTGCGGTTTATAGACCTGAGCCCCGACCTGAACCATAACGGGGAGATAGAGCCGGAAGAGTGGGTGAAACAATGTCCCTGCTTTGATGCGGCGACTATACTGACAGAACCGCCACCACCCAATCCGGCATGCTTATAAAATGTTTTTATTCTCTTTCTTCGTGCTCTTCGCGCGCACGTATATATATAATGTATAGTTATTTTCTCTCTTTTTCCTTTCTTCAAAATTGTTCATGCGAAATGCATTTATGAATCAGTAAGTTACAAAAAAGTTTCATTTTTATTAAAAAAAATGATAGATATGTTTGGCTTGTATTGTTAAATCCTATACCTTTGCACCCGCTTTCCAAGAGAAGGAAAGTGGTAAGATTGAAATACTGAAACAGAAGTGTGGAAGGTGACACAGAGAAATAAAAAGAGATAAAAATATTTTTCGAAAAACATTTGGAACTTATTAATAATTCTCCTTATCTTTGCAGTCCGACTCGCAAAGAAAAAGAACTTTTCTTGTTTTGCTTTTCTTATCCTTGTTTAAAGGATTTGAAAATACAGGAAAGAGAAAAATGAAAAAAAACTTCCGAAAATATTTGGAAGATATGTTTTAAAGTTCTTACCTTTGCATCCGCTTTCTGAAAAGAACAGCAATCGTGAAACGAGCGATCTTTGAACAGATTTACATAAACAATACAAGTAGTACAAGAGCAGGTGCTTCGCAAATTAATAATTGGAAACTAATGATTAAGGCGCGTCGTACCTGGGTAAAACAAAAGAACCGTCAATACCTGTTTTATATAAATAGGTAAAGATAAACTTTTTGAATTCGAGCGTCCTGAACAGATAATTAAGCTGTCGCACTTTAATTTTTAATTTGCGCAGTCACGATACTTTTACAATGAAGAGTTTGATCCTGGCTCAGGATGAACGCTAGCTACAGGCTTAACA